CACACACCGGTGACCGCTCCCCGGAACTGCTGCCACCGGAACTGGATGGAAGTAATCACGCCGGACACGATGTTGCGGACGGTGTTTATCACCCACGATACCGTGTTCTGGATGGACTGCCAGATGAATATCACGGCCATCTTGAGCGCTTCCCACCGCATCCTGATCCAGTTCACCACCCCGTTTATCCAGTTGGAAATAGCCATGCCGACCCCCTGAAGGAACGCCATAATCTTTCCCCAGTTCTGGATGATGAGTCCGATGAGAAGCCCGATGCCGCCGGTGAACACGCCGAGGATGAACGGCCACCACTTTATGATGAATCCTTTCAACCACACCCACGCGCGAGAAAAGGCGTCGACTACCGCCTGATAGATTCCGGCAAAGAAAGTTTTAATCTTCGCCACCGCGCCTCTGATCCATTCAACAACGGCGCTCCACACACGTTGCACGACCGCCTTCACCTTGTCCCAGTTTTTAACGAGCAGGATGATGATGACGATCAGCGCGATGATCGCAAGCACAATCCACGTGATCGGGTTTGCGAGAAGCGCGGCGGTGAACGCCCATGCTCCAGCGATAGCCGGAACGAGCGCGGCGGCGAAAGAACCGATGGCAGTAACAGCGCCGGTGATAAGGGATGTGGCGAACGATGCAACCGCCGCGACAGCTTGGCGGGCAAGTGACACGGCGAAAAGAGCCGCCTGTTTGACCGCCGATGCGAGGGACAGCACGAGCTTCTTCACTCCCTGCGCAGCAGAAACCACGGCGGTTTTCGCAAAAGACAGCGTGTTCCGGGCCGCAGAGAGAATCGCCTGTCCGTAATAAGATGCGTAAGCCCGCGCCATCTGGAAGCTGAAATAAAGGAAGCGAACGGCCATCGCGCCGGTGCGCCACACGGTTGTGGCCATCGAAACAACTCCGCGAACGATGCGTATCGCGCCGGAGATCGCCATGACTGCAAAGACGACTTTTCCCGCTATTCCCACGAACGCTTTCACTGTGTCACCATGCTCTTTCATGAAGGAAGAAAATCTCGCTTTCAGCCTCTGAAGAATGGGCAGAACGATGTCCCGGATTCCCATGAAGTTGGTCGTCCAGGCTTTGTAAAGCAGATACCCGATGGCGATCACCGCCGCGACCACGGTAATGACGGGCCAGATTGCGGCTACCACGCCGCCGAGCGCTCCAGCGGCCATGGGAAGAGAAGCGAGCCCGACCGACAACATTCCGAGCGCGCCGAGAAATGTGAGTATCGCGCCGCCGACAAGAAGCAGTCCGCCGAGAGCCGCGACGATGAGCACAATTCCCCGCAACGCCCCCGGGTGTTCTTTGCTCCATTTCTTGATGCCCTGAACAAACGATGAAACCGCTTTCGCCGCTTTCGTTATGTAAGGCACCAGTTGCTGGCCGATATCGATGGCAAGCGCGACCACGGAATTCCACGCGATCTTGAGTTGCGCGTTCATGCCCTTGAGTGAGTTGTCATACTCCTTCTGGAGCGACGTTCCCTCGTTGAACGCCTTGTTGGAAGTGTCCACGAATTTACCAAGCAGCGACTGTTGGCCGTTCGCGGATTTGGTCGCCTCGACGAGTTTGAGCAGAACGTCCGTTCCGCGGGCGCCCCCGATGCCGAGATCACTCAGGAGCGCGGCCACCTGGAACTTATCCATTCCTTTCATGCCGTCCGTGAACTTCATGATCGCGCCGAGCGCGTCCTTCTCCATCAGGCGTTTGAAATCAGCGGTGGACATTCCTGCTACTTTTGCGTACTCGTCTGTGCGCTTCATCATCTCCATGAACATGTCGGACATGGCTGTGCCGCCCACTTCAGCTGAGATACCCATGTCCGTGAGCGCCGCGCCGATGGCCGAAATCTGCGGCATCGTGAGCCCCAGTGTGGAACCCGCGCCCGCCATGCGGCTGGTGAGATCGGCAATAGTGGGGGCGGTTGCGGTCGACACGTTCGACAGCTCGTTCAGAACCGACCCCATGTTCTTTGCCTGCTTGATCGGAATCTTGAACTGGTTTGCGATCTTGGCGAGCGCCGCGCCGCCTTCCTCCGCCGAGAACTCGGAAACGGAAGCGAGTTTTGCAACCGTGTCGGTGAACGCTGCGAGATTCTCCACGCCGTTAATCCCGAGCTGCCCGCCGATCTCGCCGATGTTGGCGAGTTCCCTTGCCGTGTTCGGCATCTTGGAAGACATCTCGACAAACGTGTCGCCGAGTTTTTTGAGGTCCGCGTCGGCCATGCCGGTGGTTTTCTGCACGCCGATCATCGCTTCCTGGAAGTCACCGGCGACTTTGATCGTCGCGGCGACGCCGCCCAGCATCGCGGCCCCGGAACCCATCATCCCCATGCCAGCATAGAATGTCTTCGAGGACGCCTGCATGCGCGAGGCAAGCTCGTCGCTTTTCTTTGAAAGGGAGTCGAAATTGCGCTCCACTTTCTGAAAAACGGCTGACGCCTGATCCTTCGCCTGTATGAGTATGCCGAGCCCGAAGTTGTTCATTTTTTCCTTCTCGCCGCGCTCTTTATCTGACGTTCCTCTTCACGGTACTGGTCGGAGAGCCGCTCCACGAACCACCGCCGGACCCGGGCCGGAAGCCGCTCGACTTCCTCAAGCGACTTGAACGGCCCGCGTCCATAGCAGAGGAAGAACGATTCCTCTAAGATTTGCTCTTCCGGGTACCGGGGAAGAAAAAATATTCGTTGATCGGAAGCTGCACATCGAATTCATCATCACATTCGGGGCACGAGGCCTCGACCACGGTGTCCACGCCGCACGTGACGGCGTCGATCTCCTTGCGGTAAAACTGCGAGTCCGCCCCCGGCAGTGTCTCGAAGAATTTCTCCGAAAAGTTCTCGTCCCCGTCCACGGCGATTGTGTGGAGGAGAAGAGACAGCCGGATTATCTCCTGCGGGGTCTTTCTGAGCGTGGTGGAGATTTTCTTCTCGTCGCGGCCGCGAAGCAGACGGAACGTTACTTTCTTTCCAGTGCGGGGCAGCGTGATCGTGTGCGTCGCGTCCGGTTCGCCGTCGAGTTTCTTGACCGGCAGTTCCGCGAGATTGATGTCCACGTTGAACGTGTGCCCGCACGAGCCGCACCGCACCTTGAAGTCGTAGGAGTCGCCGAATGTGAGGCGGCGGATCGATAGCATCAGGTAATAGCGGTCGCCCACGAGCAGGTTGTCGAGATCGACATCCTTCTCGATCACGCAGTTGCGGAGAATCTTCTCGAACGCCTCGCCGGATTTGAGCATCTTCGGGCTGGCGAGAAATCCTTCCTCGGTGGCCGTCATTTCCCGGATGGTGCATTCAAGCCCGGACGGTAATGTTACTTTCTCTGTGTAGAGTTCCATGCGTCACCTCACTCTTTCTCGAATCCCTCGTGCGCCAGCGTCAGCTTGGTGATCTGGTGCTCGGAGGACTCGTTGTCCCAGTCGTCGGTCTCGAACGCGGCGGGGAATGCTTTGGGGATGACCCAGCGGGTCAGTTCCGCGCCGGAGCGGTCTTTCTGTACAATGGTCACCTTGCGCTTGTACTGGCGTTCGTCAGCGGAACCGGTGCCGGAGGAGTGGTTGTAAATCTCGTCCCACCAGTTGTAGAGGTCGTCGTCTTCGGTCATGCCGCGCTCGAGTTCGATGTCGTCGAACTTGATCGTGCCCGGCTGTTTGTGTGGCGTGAGCGCGCCGCCCTCGGAATATTCAATGACTTCGGCTTCGGCCTTCAGGCCGGAACACTTGTTGAACGCCGCGCGGACCACGCCGTCGATCTTCACGATGAAGGCATACTTGTCCCAGTAGTTGATTGCTGTTCCCTGTATGGGCATTACGCGCCACCTCCTGTTTCCTCGATGAGTCTCCCGCCGTCCCACTGCGTGATGCGGAAGATCACGAATTCAGCGGCCTTGGTCGGAGCGATACCGATCTCGGTCACGACCTTGTACTGGTCGATGATCGCCTGTGTGTTCAGTTCGCCGTCGCACTTCACGTAGAAAGCATCGCGCCAGTTTCCCGTGCCGCCGTCGAAAAACGCGCCGTCCCTCCAGTAATCCTTGAGGAAGAGCGTGATCGTGGTCGTGAGGTCTTTCCACAGATCGATGTTGTTCGGTTTGAAAACGGCCCACTCGGTTCCTTCGGCGATGGATTCCACCACGTTCAGGAACAGGCGGCGGACATTGATCGAGCGCCAGTCGGACAGCGCCGAAAGCGTGCGGTTGCCCCACGCCACTATGCCGACGCCGCGTTTTTTGAGGATCGGATTTATACGCGCCGGATAGAGCGTGTCCCGCTGTCCCTTGTCGAGCGGATATTCGAGCCCGAGAACATCCACGAATGCTCCGTCCTCGATTCCCGCGGGCGCCTTGTGGACGCCATGGACGACGTCCGTCTTGGCGTAAATGCCGGAAAGCTGCCCGGACGGCGGAATGAGCTTTTCCTTCCGGGTATTTGGGTCGAGGATTTTGATGTTCGGGTAA